ATTGAACGCACGTCATAGTGGTTCATAGCTTCGTCAATCTTAGCAATGAACTGTGTGCTAATGAGCAAGTCATCCACTGTCACAATACGCTCACCGTGTTTGATTGCATCAGCTTGAATTAGCGTACCTGCCGTGTGGTACTTTGCAGAACCAGTGCCCGTTAGTGGGAATGATGCAGACTTACCATTGGAAATAGTACGAGTGCGGTGTAGGGGCATGAAGACGTTTTTCTCTTCATACGCTGTTAATACTTCCCCTGCGTATAGCTTGAGGAATAATGAACGATCATCACCTGTCGCATTGACTTGGCCTAATCGTGATGTTGTTTGGTCTGTTGGAAATGCCATGTTATTTGTACCTATTAAAAAAAGTAATTTAAGTTTTTGAGATTGTTTACTCAGCTACGTTTTACTTCTTTTCCCTAAAAATTATCTTCCGCAGAAGGTAGATAGATACTAAGATTTAAGTTGTCGCTTTTTAACGAAAAAAACCCCCTTTCGGGGGCTTGAATACTGCGGAGACAGTTCTACAGTACGTTGCTTCTTGATAATTTAGAGGCTACGGACTGTCGATATGCAGAGTCTGTGCTGTACCTTGGGTCACGCATTGCTGCGGTGAGTTGGGCGGCAGAATCAAAGACCCCACCTGAAACGGTATTAGTCTCGCCCATGACAAGTGTTGGTTCACTTCCGTTTTCAGAACGGTATCTAGCGTTTAGACCTTGAATTGCAAGGTTTGCTGTCTCTTGATTACCACTATTTACTGCGTCATTAAACGCATCTATAGAAGCGTCAGGTAGGTTTTCTGAGGCCCATGTAGTCATATCAGTATATGATTGTTCGCCACCTACTTGGCTATATGCTTGTTGTTGCATCTGACCTGCCACTGCGTTCTGGCCTTCAATAAATTGATCGACCATTGTGCGTGGTATACCTGCTGCTAAAAGTTTTCCATAGGAATCTTCAGTAAGACCTCCTTGCTCCATGAACTCACTAGACAAGGCATCAAAATCTACACCTCTTTCTTCTAGTTCATCTGCAATTTCATCTAAACTGTTTTCTTCTGGTTGTTTTACTTCATCTTGTGAGCCTATTTTCTGCTCTAAAGAAGCATAGGCTTGAGCCATATCTTCAGCAGTTTTAAACTTTTCTGGGAGCCATTCGGGTCGGTCAGATACACTAGGGTTTTCAATCCCTTCAGCTTTTTTAATCATTGCCTCTGTGTGCTGACTGTCCTCCACGGGTTGCTCGTATGTGTTTACTTCATCTACCATTATCTGTCTCCGAGTTGGGTAGTTTTTATTCCTGCGGCTGTTCTTGCTGTTTCATTAGCCCTTGTACTGCGGGGCCAGTAGCTTTTTCAGCCATTGATGCCATCATTTGTTGCTGTTGTTGCTGTTGCATCTGCTGCTCTTGTGCTTGAGCCTCTTCTTGCTTTTGTTCAGCCGACTTAATTAAACCGCTTGTGTCGATACCTAAAGATGCCCCTAGCCGATCAATATAGTCGTCAATGTTAAGCTCTTTTTGTAAGATTTCTGGCCCAAGTGGTTGCAGCATTTGTAATAACTGTGAAAGTTTATTTAAGTCTTGTCCTCGGCCTAAAGCTTCCATACCTGTAACGATTTGGGGCTTTAAAGTGTCTTTGGGGAACTTAGGCATTTTGCCTGACTTCTCCATACGGGAAAGTAATAACTTGACCATCGGATACTGGAACTCTTGTGACAAGATTGAGTAAACGCCACCTAAAGCTGACTCTAATTCTTGAGCCATGTAGCGCACTTCTTCTGCTGTCACCCGTTCAGCTTTACGCTGTACTGCCGAGTTCATTAAGAAAGAAAATGCAAGTCGTTCAGTAATCTCTCTTGCTGTGTCTTGAGCAACACGGAAATCATTGAACTTTTCTAACTGCAACACAGACACATCGTTAGCATCACCTGTCGCAATACCGCCATTGGGTGTCTGCGCGAGTACCTTCTGTTTAGTAGAGCCATTAGGCCGTACCAAGAAAAGAACTTTTGCTGCTGCTGCTGCGCCTTGGACGATAGCTTTGGTTAAAGTTTCTAATGAAGATAGATCACCGATAAACTCTTCAACGTAACCACGACCGTATGATTCCCCATCTATGCGAACCATTCGTAACGCCATAAAAGGTGACTGATCGAGTGGGAATGAGCCGTTAGACGAAGGTATTATTTTACCTTCTACTTCTTGGTGTATTTCCCATTTTTTATTAACACGGTTTACACATGTGTAGAGGTCAACAGATTTTAGCTGAGACTCTTCATTGGGTTTTGTTAGTAACTCCCTCACAGCTTCAGGAAGCATAAGGGGGCTTACAGTCTCCTTGGTAATGATTTTTAACACATTACCCATAGCGTCACGCTGACACACATACCTATCAAGCCTAAATACCCGAACACCACCATCTTTAGGCATGTGAACTAACACATTACCTGCTGTTATAAGTTGCTTCAGAGCTTCAAAAACAGGAACACGAACTGCGGTGGCCTCTACTTCTTGCATAGCTGCGCGTTCTATTCGTGCTAAAGCTTCTTCAACCTTACCCCTCGCATCGTCACCTGCTAAACTTTGCAAATCAAAATCGTCCATTGTTAAACGAAAGAATGGTGAGTTGGGAGGCAGCAGTGTCATTAATAGCTTTGAAGCTAGGTTGTTCACACCTCGCGCACCTATGCTTTGGTAAGGTGTGGCGTAGACTGAAGAACCAGAGTGTCCTTCGGGCGGCATTAAAGTAGGTATGGTAAGAGTAGCCACTTCCCTAGCTCTTGCTAAGAATGATGTTCTCTCAGTTTCTAGTTGTGTATAGCGTTTCGCTAAGTCACCATCAGTAGGTAGCATTAGCTATTCCTTTTAGTTTGTTTTAAGCAATGTTGAGTCCAACACCTGCACCTGCGACACGTTGGCCTGTTTTGGCAATACGTAAATTACGCTTGCCTCGTTGTTGCTTACCTTTCTTGACTGCTAAGATATTTTTTAGACCGTCAGGGTTAGCTATTGCACCAGCAGCCGCCATAGTTGTTTCGGGTAGTGCTGATTTTACTTTCGGCCTTGAAGCACCCTCTGGGTTAGGGTCAACAACAGGAGGTAGAACAACAGGAGGTAGAACAGGAGGTACAACAGCAGGTACGGATGGTGATACGACAGTCTTCGCAACCACTGTATCGTCCACACCATCAGCTTTGGCAGGTGCTACTGTAGAACCTACCCCGTTGGCAGCACCTGTGGGATTAGTAACGGTATTAGTTGCTGTACCATCAACAAACGTAGTTGACTTTTTAGCACCTACTCGTATTTCTTTTCCAAAAATATCAAATTTAGGGTCAGTAGTTTTGATGGTCACATCGGGATTGTTGCCAGCATAGTCATATTTGTCGGTTGTATTTTCATTAAACAAACCAGACTTTGAAGTGCTTTTAGTAACTCCGTTACCCAGTGTTGCCATGCTACCTGTAATCTTTTTCAGCTTAAACAGTGCGGTATCTTTGTTAGCTGTCGTGACTACCCTGTCGTTAGAGTATGCTTTATTCATGCCGACTTTATCTTGTGCTGCACCTACTTGGGCTTGGGTTAAGCCTAAACCACCATCAGCTTTGCTCTTGATCTGGTTAGCCCAATATGTTTGGTTGTACTTAGACTTACCATCAATGTTCTGCCTAGAGCTAACAATGTTTAAATCGTTGTCAGCTTTTTTGGCTCCGAAGTCTTTTTTCTTACCATTGCCATTACCGTCACCGCCACTTTTTGAATTACCGCCACCTTTAGCATCACACATTAGTAGTTACCTTTTTTACTAGACGCAATAGTTAAGCTAGGTTGAGAAGCACCGCCCATAGTTAACCCTGTTGTGCTAGTTTTTTTATTACGTATACCCCTTTTCCCCTTGGCTTGTTTTTTACGCAAGTCGGATGGATTTTGCTCCATCTGCGACAGGTCTAAACTAGCGGGTGCCCTAGCAGGTGCGGGAGTTGGGGGTGCAGGGGAGGGGGACGAACTGTTAAATAAACACATTATTTGGTCTATTCCTCTTGTTGAAAGTCTTCTTCTGAAATCTCTTTAAGTTTTTCTATGACCCTACGCTGTCCTTGTAAAAATCTAAGTTCTTCTATTTTTATAAGGTGGGTAGGTAAGGTGTCAGGAAATAATTTATCGAGGTGCGAAAGGAGTCCTTGAGAAATACCAAAGGAGCCTCCTAATATAGAATCATGTATCATAGTTATGGTTGCCTGTAACGGTACGTTAGTGGGGTTTAAAGACATTTAGCGTCAATTGCCTGTCTTTAGATTTCTCAAGAATTTCTTTACGTGCTTCGTTATCTAAACTACCCCATTGAGCTATTTCATCAGATGATCTAAAACATCCTTGGCAAATATCGTCAGAGTCTAAGTGACAAATATTCACACAAGGAGAGGTCATTCAGATTCCTTGTGGAGAGCATCATCATAAGCTTGACAAGCTGTTTCGGATTTAGAAAGTAATTCCATGTGTTCGGAGCTATATTCTGAACCTTCAAACTCGTCTGCTGTGACGATACAATCTACGCAGTCTTGTCTTAATAGTTCTAAAGCCAGCCCCCGCACTTGCCCCTTCATTATTCGTAAGCCTCTTCTTTCTCGTCTTCGTACAATACAAGCGCATTGTCAAATTCGTCCCACGAATCCACACCGTAGTACATCAGACACTCTAGTAAGTGCGAGTCTCTTTCGATAGAGTTATAATATTCTTCGTCTACTTCTATACGTCTTCCCATACTGTACCCCTCTGATATAATTGTATTGCGGTGTTTAAGTCACAGCCGAACCCTTCCATAATTTCTTCAAAAGCAGCCATAAACATCATTTTTTTAACTCCTTTTCTATAGATTTCTCTAACCTCTTCAAAGAGCGTGTTGAATTGTAGATGCAATAGCGTAGATGCCACTTCCAGTATAATTTTTTAAACCAATTTACGACTTTCATACAAGATCAACTATTTCACATGAGTCACCCGAACAAGCTAACGTCTGAGAACCTATCGTTGTATCCTCAGTTTCGTAATCACTTAACTTTGCCCAATCAATAGCTTTTGGCATTAAGCTTAAAAATAGCTCATACCTTTCTTTATCACATTGTTGATATGGGGCTTGTTGGTAGATGTGTTCTGAGTACGGTAAAAAGCTTACGCCACTCATTTCATCGAAGTTCTTATAGACATAAGCACCTACTTCTAACCATTCATCTGCTAAGACATTAATAGTTACTGAAGGTTTGTGTTCACAATAATGACGTTGATACGCAAGCCAAGTATCTAGCTGCTGAATAGCCGTGGTATTTTCCGTAAGCACTGCTTGCTTGGGAGACTTCTGAGGGAAGCTAAAGACTACGGTTGTGTCAGGTTGATGAGCGCAAGGCTCCCACGGAATCCCCTGATCTTTCATAAACTGCGTAAGGGGGTCATTAAACGCACCGCGTACTGTACGAATGTAGTATTCGCTATGACGAGCATGGATTCCGCTAGCAGAGTTAACTAGCTGACTAACTGTTCCACTAGGTTTAACTGCTGTGATTGCCGTACTTTGTTTAATGCCTAACTTACCTGCCCACTCCTTGTTCACCATCACAGAGACTTCACGCAGACGTTCTAACAGTCCTTGAAGATCGGGGTTGGCGGTGGTAGTCAAAGGGTTATCCATAATCCCCGTTAGACTTACTCCTAGCAGCCGTTCCTCGTTAGTGTTGTCTTGCCAGATTTGACGTAGGTATGGAAACTTGGTGTAGGTTGCTTGTAGAGTCCCAAGTATTGTAGCAATAGCAATCTTACGTTCTAAGTCTTGCTCAGTGTCAGTTGAGCGTATTACGACTTCAGTTAGATTGCAGAATTGGTATGGTCTTAGTATTATTTCTGAACCGATTATGTTCGATGAAAGTCGCAACACTCCCACCAGTTCTCTTATGAACTTCTATACGTCACCGCATAGTCCAGACTATATCATCATCCAATTTTCAGGATGTTACGCTTTTCGAGCATCATTAGCTTATGCCCTACTCCCTTGCGGGAT